GGTAAACTTCTATTGGTATCTTATATATTTTGGGTATTTCGTGGCTATAATAGCTTTGGTGTCAATAGATAAACCAAGTGGCCCGCTCTGTTTCCTCTACGGCTGGATGCTGGGGAGCGGGGCAATGTTATTTGTGAGGAGGAGGTAATATGTGGGAGTATTTTCAGATTGTCTTAATAGTAGCTTTCGGCATATTGTTCTTTATCGCAATGACGAATGAGTCGATAAGAGGAATCAAGAAATTCTGTATCCGGTGGCGTGAGAGGATCAAAGAGGTATTTAAATGAATGTCGAAGATATGTGGGCAAAGGCTTTAAATGAAAATTTTGCAAAACAACACCTGTTTAAATTCATTCATGTCGGTTATCCTAAAACAGCATCTACATTTTTACAAGAGGTGATTCTTAAACCACACAACTGCCATCATGTGTTAAGCCATGAGGGACTTGTGATACCTGATTGGGTCGGGGCAGGAAATAAAGTAGTGTCCCCGGAAGAATTGCACGACTTATATCCTAATGCCACTATTATAATCATAACCCGCCCGAAAGCTGAATGGTTGCAATCATGGTGGAGGCATATGGTCAGTAGCGCAACTCCTTATTCTGGAATGACATATAGGGAACTGATGAAGACAAGTATAAGGGCAAGATTGAATAGGTATCTTGATTACGAATGGGTCTATGATGAATATAAGAAATATTTTAAAACAGTATGGATGCTTTCAATCAAGGAGCCCGATTGGGTACTATATTTTTGTAGGATGATAGGAACGCGCATGCCTAAGAGTTTTGCGCGGAAGAGAAAAAGCAACTCCTTGCCGTTTATTCTACTCCGAATGATCCTCAATAGAATATATTTGATGTTTAGGCCGGAGATAAGTGAGCGGTTCTTTTACTTCCAAAAACACATCATAGGCAGATTGGACATTATAAGAAAGTTGAGAAAATGAAATTCTGCGACGTAAGACTTGTATACCAAGATTTGATTATGAGAAGAAGGGTAGGTGATGCTTATAGATTAAAAAAAACTCCTTTGTGCAGGTAATAAGCCAGAATGTTAAGTAATCGCAGGCGGGGTAGTACCCACTGCTCCGCTTGCAAATTAAAAGGAGGGAATACATGAAACAGATAGCATTAGTAGCGTTGATCGTAATGATGTTTGCCGCGGTTGGTTGCGCACAGGATCTCGCAGGCCTGGTAGTGGAGGATGATATATCTTTAGAAACGGGCGCCATTAAGCCTTACAACATAGAGGTTCAAATGCAAGACGTAAAGCAACAGGCCCGGGAGCTTGTAGACCATAAGAATAAGCTCTTGGCCGGTATTAAAATTATAGATGAAAAGCTCTTGCGCTTGGAAGGTGCGTTTGAAATATTAACAGATATGAAAGCTACCATAGGAGAGGCACAAGAACCCAGGATTATAGAAGAAGTTGCGCCTGAAAAGGGAGAGGAGCAATAATATTACTCTTAAGCGCAAGAGGAAGGAGGCATGATGGGCCGCATACCAGGATTCAATGGAAAGCATGTGCGGGTATCTATACCACGAAAGTTAATCATACGCGCCTACAATTCACATGAATTACTTACTCAGAAAGAGAATACAAGATTTGTGCACAAAAAGCGCGAAATTGATAGGGCTATATTGAGGCTTAAACATGTGCGTTCTATTATTGAGAAGATACTTTTAAGGGTACAACCCGACCATCAAATACAAGATCAGATTTAGGAATCGAATTTCCTGCTTCAAAACTATGATGTCAAGTAAAATAAACTTGATTTCACTATATAAAATATGATATACTTAGGTATCTAATAGTAGTACCTATTGTGGAAGGGCAGGCATTATCTACACTGCCCTTTATAACAAAAGGAGATCAATGCCTAAGTATAAACCTATCACAGCACGTCTAAAAGCTAAAAAGCTTACAAAGTCTTACATAACGAGTGGCCTGAATCAGTCAGCAGTTGCCCGTAAAAAAGGTGTAACCCGCCAAACCATTAACGATCAAATCCATAAAAAGCCAGTCCGCGATATGCTCGAAAGATACCTTGATAGTAATAAGCTAAAGAAAAAGCTCCGCCAAGTGGCCATGGAAGGTCTGGAGGCCAATAAAGTTATAGGCTATATTCATCAATATAAAAAAGATGGGGATGGCGAAATAGAGAAGATTGGCCCCGATGAGGCCGTATCAAATGATTTTATAGATAATACTCCTGATCATAATATCCGCCATAAGTTCTGGCGCGACATAATGACAATCAAAGGCCATATTAAAAACAACGGCAACGGCAACAGCAAAGGTGTATCAATAATCAATATAATTTATGATCACAGAACAGATAACACACATAGCCCCATACGGCCTGCAGCCGGACGGGGTAGGATGGCCGCCGAACCCGACTCAAACTAAGGTCCTTGAGTTTGTGGATAAGGTTCGTGCTGGCATAAATCCCAAGACAGACCAGCCTTTCACAGAGAAAGATGGCGTTCCTGTTCTTTACCTGCAAGGTGGGGTTGGTAGTGGCAAGAGTCGAGCTATATTGGCCCCAATAATCGAAATGTTACTTGAGGTTCCCGGTCTCCGTGTTCTATGGGGTAGGCAGGACTTCAAAGACTTAAAGCTATCCATTATGGATAAGTTCTTTGAGATTATGCCTAATGAGCTTATAAAAGATAAAAGCGAGCAATACCATTGGTATGATATCGCTCAGAATGAAGGTAGCATAGGTCGGATATATTTCAATGGCCTTAAGGATTTAAGCGGTTTCAGCTCTCAAGAGTTCGGGGTAATAGCCGTAACTGAGGTATATGAGATAACCGAACAGGCATATCGTACCCTAAAGCGCAGAGTAAGACAATCCGGGGTTATAAATATGATACTCATGGAAGGTGAAGCTCCGAATGAGGATCATTGGCTTGCTAAATTGACCGATATAGAAAGCCCCGACTTTGATATTGATATTACTCAAATGAGAGTATCGACCTATGAGAATTGGGAGAATCTTCCTATTTCTTATAGGGCATCTCTTGAAACTATGCCGGAGAGCTGGAAGAAGAAGTATCTCAAAGGTGATTATGGATTTATACCAGACGGCGATCCTTTCTATCAGGGTTTCAAAGAGATGATACACAAGTGCGAAATAAAGCCGGTTACAGGCAAAGAGCTTTTACTTGGTTGGGATTATGGTTTCCGGCACCCGGGCTGTGTTATAACTCAACTTGACGCAAAGGGCCGATGGAGGGTTCTTCGTGAAATTTTAGGTTCAAATATAACCATAGACCAGTTTGCTGATGTGATGAAACAGTATTTGAATATAAATTTCAATAACTATACTACCATATCCTATGGGGATCCGGCAGGCTCTCAAATGAATGATAAATCAGAGCAGACCTCAGAGGATATTTTAAGGAGCAAAGGTTTTAACGTAATCAGCTGCCAATCTACATTCCGCGATCGGAAGGAAATCATTGAGGGCAAGCTTGCGACGCTAATCGGGGGGGTTCCGGCGCTTACGATTGACCATTCATGTAAGACTGTTATTGATGGCTTCTTAGGGGGCTATCATTATCCGAAGATTCAACAGGGGCAACAGTGGACGACTATAAAGACTGAAACTCCATATAAAGACGGGTTTTATGAGCACATTATGAATGCTTTGGAGTATATCGCCGTAAACATATTTAAGCCTATTAAGCGCTCGGAACGTGGATCAGAGGCACGTCAGGCAAGAAGGTACGAACTCTCAACCCGTAAAAACGGCGGATTTAAGTATGGGAAGCGGGGGCAGTAGCTATTGGAAAGGGAAGTAAACGTCGCCCGCGATTTATAACTCAGGAGCAATGGGAAAGAAATTATGACTACACCTTCAAAAAAAGAGATAAAAGAAGAAGGCGTAATAACACAGAAGATAGCCCTGGAAAGAACGGCGCTAACAACGGCTGAGGCTTTCGGTGTTACACCTATACGCAAGAAAGAGATACTTGACAAGCTCATAGCCGTAGCCAAGATATATTATAACTTCTCAGTTATCGCTGAGGTATACCTAAACTGCGCCGATAGATTTACCGAGAAAGAGCGGCTCTATGGATTATACGAACTTGGCAAGGTTGCTGGTGCCGCGGGGATAATGAAGCAGACCGGCGTTAAGGTACACGCGAAAGAACTTACTATGGATGGCGAGATAAAACTTTTAAGCCTATTGAGCAAGAGTGTGATAGTAGATCCGATACTTAAACAAGCGTTGCAGTAATAAAGGAGAATAATATGCTAAATTGTTGGGGTTTTGCAATAGGTGATAGAGAAGAAGATATATTTTGGGTTAAAAAGTCCGATGTAATGGGTATCCGGATATTAGAGTTATCTATGTGTTTTGATGAACAATATAGGTAGTAGGAAGGAATAGTAGGGAGATAGACAGAAAGGTAGGTAGATAGATGATAGTGAAAATTAGGACAGAAAGCCAATGGACATATATCGCAGATGTCCGCAGAGTAAAAACAGAGGAGGGGCAAAAAGACGGAAAAACTACAATAATGCAAATGTTGGTTTTCTATAAAACCTGGGATAACCCGTATGAAGTAGTTGAATTACAAGGAAATCCAGCATATTTACTCACAGATGAAGGCAAAACAATAGAACGAATAAACTAAAGAAAATAATGTCTCCCTATTATTTTCATAAAGGATACAATGCCTGAAAAACCCGATTATAAAATAACCGACGCCCCTGACCGGACACGAGAGCAGGAGAAGCAGGAAGAACTGCATATCCCTGCTTATAATTCGCAGTTAAAGCTAAGTGATGAGCAACTGAAGCGCCTGTCTAAAGAATGGAAACTCGAACATGATGCCATTGATAAAGAATGGAAAGCGGCCGGTCTTATAGAGAAGTTTGATTCACTCGATAACCAATACGAAGGCAACCTTGAACAGCAAGAGGACCGACAGTTTAATGTCCATAAACACACCACAAAGGTAAAAGTAGATACCGCTACCCGATACGCTAAGAAAGCATTTTTAAAATCCGACCCGATATTCTCTATCTCTCCCCGGCCGGAATACTCCAAAGAAGGTGGTGTCGATGTATGTGAGCAGCAGCAGGAATATCTTGATTATAAGCTTGACGAAGGTGAGATACCGTTTAAGAGTCCGTTAGGCAAGGTCCTGCACTCTGCCGGAGTCAAGGGCGCTGGGATCCTCAAGGTACCGCATGAGATTAAAAGAGAGAAATGCAAGCGTGAGGAGCTCTATAAGGGTACGCCTACCTATGGCGTGAGCCTCACGAATGACTTAGAGAATCCCCAGGTCATGGAAATGGATCAGGAGACATTAGACAAATACCTCAAGGTAAAGCCTGAGGCCAAGTATCAGATGGTTTCAAATAAGGGCCTGGATGACTTCATAGCAAGCTATCCGGACGCACAAGAGAAATACCCGGGCTATGTTAAGAAGCTTGTAGAGGGTAAAGAAATCCGCATAGTAGTTGAATATGAAGATATTACCTATAACGATCCCCTGCCTAAATATGTAGTGCTTCAAAACTTCCGCTGCCGGTTGACCTGTCAAGGTTATGAGGGCATGAAAACCACAAAGCTTCTTGATGAGAAAATGAGTTATACATGGTGGGAACTCAAGCAGGAAGAGGCCGCTGGTAAGTTTTTCGATATAGATAAGCTGAAAGTAGAATACGGCAACGATGGTGAACCGAAGAAAAAAGGCGATAAAGACAAGGAAAAAGAAGGCTATGAGAATGAGGTATATAATGTCTTTGAGTCAATATTCTATTTTAAGGTTGAAGAGGATGACGAGGAGTATACAAAGATACGTTTCTGGATAGAAGAGGACTCTAAGAAAGTCATAGGCGTTACACTCTATCCCTATTATGGCGTGCCTTGCTACTATGTGCCGTTTTATGTGTATGACAAGTGGGAGGGCTGGCTACAGCCGGGCATAGCCGAATACCTTACCGATACCAATATAGCCGAGGACGCGTTCTTAAATTTCATGCTCGAGGCTTTATGGGCGAATAATTTAATAACGCCTATCGTGCCCGAAGATTCAGCCGCAGATATACAATTCTTAGAGAAAGAGTGGGTTCATGGGTTGCCTATTAAAGCAAAGGCAGGTGAGATAGATTTTCTGCAAAAGTATATGAAGCCGCCGGATGTGGGCGGGCTTGTAATGATGATGAACATATTGACTCGGCATGGTGATGATACGAGTCAGATATCAAGCTATAGTACAGGTAGGGAGTCCCCGATGGACCCGGATGCTCCAGCTCGCAAGACCCTTGCGCTTTTGCAGCAGGCAGGCATAAACATCGAGGAATACATCGATAACCTATTACCTTCATTCAATGAGACTGGTAAAATATTCTTACAGCTTACCTATCAAATGTCAAAGGAAGGGCGCAAGTATAGACCTAAAGGCAGGGGTGGAGAGTTTAAGGAGATCTCAAGGGCCGCCATGATCGCCCGCACAAATATACAATCGCAGGCTATGGCGTTCAACTTTGATGCCCTTGAGGAAAACAAAAAGGACTTAGCTCTTTATCAAACCGTAAGAAGTGAACCTTTAATAGCGTCAAATCCTCAAGCTGTATGGATTATGTTAAAGCAGATTATAAAGAATTGGTCTCCCAAGTGGCGTAACAATGTGGATACAATACTTCCGACTTTAGAGGAATTACAGAAATCACAACTTCAGATATGCGTAAAGGCTCTGGCGATGTACATTCAGGCCAAAGCTCAAGAGTCGGAAATAACAGGCGTGAAGCCTGAGTTTGAGATAGCTGAGATACAAAAGGTCATGCAACAGGCGATGTCAGAATTGGCTACTCCGCCGAGTGAGGAAGTTCAAAAAGAGCGTAAGGAAATGGCTAAAAAACAAGGAGCCCAAGGTGCGTAAGAAGAATCCATATGCCCCTGTAACCGCAGAGCAAAGAGAACTTAAAGAGAAAACACAGCAGGAAAAAGAGAATCTTTTAAAAGAGGCCCAGGAGCTTGCCAATAAGTGCTTGCATAATAAAGATTTTGTTAAGTATAAAGCGAAATATACACTTTTAGAGCATGCCACGATTGACGCGCTCATTGACTATATAGAGCCGGACCCTATGCAGTATGCCTTTAATGTGAGGCGTACTGTGGATGAACTAAGGCAGCTAAGGCTCTTATTGCGAGGGGTTGAGGCTGATAGCAGGGAGAGAAAATGAAGAAACCTGAACCGACACTAAACCGTATCTTCACCGGCTCTGATGCCGAAATGACCGCGGAGCAGGCACGTAACCTTATCAATAGTCCGGAATACGACGAATTTAACAAGCAGAAGATTAAGGATATTATAGCCAGTGAGGATGCCCACGCTCGTTTAATGGAAGAAACCAAGCAACGCAATATGGCGATAGACCTTATCCGTAAGACTAAAGATGGCGAGATATTAGCTTTAATCCTCAAATGTTTCTTTGCCGGATACTCCGATAAGAAGATAGCCAAGACACTAATGAGGGGTGAGAAAAGCAAGGGGATGCCGTATTTTCGTTCACTTACAAAGGCGATACACTTCGTAGTGAAGACAAGGGAAGAAGCTGTATATAGGGTAAAGTGCGAATTGAATAAGCGCAGGATTGCGCCGATAGCGTTGCATTGAGGAATATATGAGAAAATTAAGCAAGGCGGCATTAAAAAAAGATAGATATGCTTGGTGCCCAAATTGCGGTGAGGGTTTTATTGATGATTTGCCAATAGGTGGTAGCATAAGATGCCCTAACAAAAATTGCAGAATATTTAGATGGTGTGTAGAGCGCGGATTAAGTCTTAGTGAATTGAGGGAAAAGCAAGAGGGGTTGCCATATGCAGCATTTAAACCAGCACGGGATCACTCTAGAAAACTTCTGCAACAAAAAGGCTCGAAATTGCGACCAGAGGTACTATGCAAGTATCCCGAAAGACCAATGTCTTATATTGAATGTCTCGAGCTAAATACGGAACTCACGGCCTTAATAGCAAAGGATGATCTATATTGAAATACCTCATAACTCTTACTTTCTTAATATTCGCTTGGACATACGGCCAGATTTTCAGAGAGGCGATTCTTGAGAATTGGTATTACATAACACCGTGGTATGCCCAGGCGCACTTGATACGCTATGTGGCGCTGAATGTGCTGCTTGGTCTATTCGTGATAAAAACTTGGAGGGATGAATCATGGGAGTAGCTCGAAAGTATGGTGCAAGAAGAGGGGCAGGACGAGGACGAGGGATGAGCGGGGGTGGCAGGCGCAACCGTCGAACCACAGCGTGCCCAGGTTCTGGACCTGGTTTCGGCCGTGGCGGGGGACGGGGGAAAGGGCGCAACCGTTGATGAAAAAAGAACAGCGTATATTAATTTGTAAAAAATGCGGTAAGCAAGTAAGAGTCAACAACTACCAATGCGAGAAGGGTAATTATACTTGCTCATCGTGTAGATAATAGATAACTGAATAACCGCAAATTCGTCAAGCCGAATTGTCTTTATGATGATTCGGCTTTTTTTATGAGGAAAACCCGCAATTACGCGGGAACCTCAAATATACCGAGACAACCCCTTCAGGGGAACTCAAAAGGAGGAAGTGATGGTAAAACTCATTCAGTCAGAACTCAAGACAAGGGAAGCCACCGTTGAAGAGCAGACGGAGATAGATCGCCGTATTGAAAAGGGCGAGGAGCTGTTCGACAAAGAGGATGGCACTCCAAAGGAACCTGAGAAAAAAGAGGGAGAACCAAAGGAGCCGGAGAAGAAGGCTGAAGAGAAGAAAGAGGAAGGCAAATTGTCTGATGCCGAGCTTTTAGATAAGGATGATAAGGACCTAACTGAAGAACAGAAGGTCAAGAAGTCCGATCTCGTAAAAGCTAAGGAGATCTCTGAGAAACAGGAAGAGGATGAGCGTATCGTAAACGCTAAGGATGAGGATCTGGATAAGGACCAGAAGGCCCGTAAGGCCGAACTCCTTAAATCGAAGGAAAACTCGAAGTCAGAGGAAGAGAAACAAAAAGAGCTTGAAGGCGAAGTAGACGCATATGCTTTAGAGCACAGTGTTTCTAAAGAGGACGCGCGTAAGGATATCGAGAGCATAAGTAAAATCGTGGATAACTTTAAGGGTGATCCGAAGAAGCTCGCAAAGAGCTTGCACCATTTACAGAGGATTACCTCAAAGACCCAAGAGGAGCTTAAAGCTTTTAGAAACGCGCCACCTGCCCCTACTTCAGAACCTACGATTAAGGGAATTGTAGAGGCCATAGATAACGGAGAGTTGCTTCTGGACGGCAAGAAGGCCACAAAAGACGCGGTTATTGACAGATATAGAATAAAGAACCGCGATCTCGGAGACGATGTCAGCGATGAGACTATAATGAAGCTCGTAGCTAAAGACATGCTTGCCGGATACGAATCATGGAAGAAGGATAACCTCACTAAGCTATCCTCGGCCGCTAAAGAGAAGAAAGAGAAGCTTCTCGGTGAACTTTCAGAGAAAGACAAGGAGTATTTGCCGATAATCAAACCCATCATTGATGCCCACACCGATGCTCAGATAATGTCCGAGAATTATAATCTCAAGGACTTTATACAATGGGGAAAAGGGCAAGATGCCGAAGCGAGAGAGAAGGCCGCCGAAGACAGGGGCTTCAAACGCGGCGTAGAAGCTCGCAAGATACTCGGTGAAATAAAGAAGCCTGGAGAAGGATCTCCTAAAGTTAAAGGAGGTACTAAGACAACACTAACAGACGCTCAGAAAAAAGAGGCCGAAGATTTTTATGCTAATGACAACATACCTCTTACCAGAAAGTATGAGCTCTATACTGAGATAGTTACTAGAGAAAAAGAACGCAAAGATAAAAATAAGGAGAAATAACCATGAATGAAGGCGATCAACTTAAATATGGATGGGTAGCAGGCGGGAAAGCTGGTGTTCATCTACAGGGTGGCATGTTAGCCTCTGAACGCGCTGACGCTCCTGGTTCCATGTTTATAAACTTAGATGCTTCTGGCTATGGAGAGTTTTTGGACGACCAGGATACGGCAGAATGCTTCGGGCATGCAGAACTCCCGTTTGGTACGGTTTCTACTACAAGCGGCAAAACGAAGTGTAATGTTATCATTGACTTGAGCGCTGTCTATAAGATTCCTGTGGACACCGGAACATACGCGATAACAGACATAGGCGATACTTGTGACGTAGGAGTAACCTCCTATGTACAAGGCGCATATCTACAGGCGTCAACAGCCGAACAGCTGATCATACTCGCTGGCGATTTGATTAACAACACATGGGTATTAGTAATGCTGAACCCTGTGGATAGAGGACAGACAGATTCCGCGTAAGTAGATTAGACACTTAAATTTAACGCACAAAAAGAAAGGGTTAAGTAGCTAAACTACTTAATTTTAAAAATTATGTTAACAGCTGATCAAGTTGCCATATACAAGAAAGATATGTACGTGGCTCAAAGAGAGGCGATGATACAGGTATCTCCTAAGGTACCTGATATATTCAGGATGTTGCCATCTCAGAAAGGAGCTGGCGATAAACAAACACAGCTTCTTGGAGCCGGTAGATTAACGAGGCATACCGTAGAAGGACAGGATATTCAGTTCAAGTCTCCTGTTCAGGGCTGGACAACGTATGTGAAATATCAGACGTATTCAGCAGGTATAGCTTTGACGAAAGAGGCAGTAGAAGATACCACAAAGGGTGGAAATCTCCTGAGAGATCTCGCGGCCGGTTGGGGTAAATACGGCACGATAGCAAAAGAAGAACTCGGCGCCAGAGTATTCAATAAGGGCGGCGACACGACACCTGGGGACTGGGTATTTGACGGTACTTGGATTGACGAAACCGACTCAAGTGGCGGGTTGCTCTATGACAGCATACCGTTATTTGCTTTAACGGGTGCTCCTCATGTGTGCAAGAGTGGTGATACATTTTACAACTCGGTAGCAAGCCTTACGATGACACCGGCAAACTTCGAGACTCTCTATAATCTTCAGACAGCTACGAATAATAGGGATGAAGAGGGTGAAGTTGTAGGAAATCCGTGTAATACGATCGTATGTCAGCCCGGCTCAAACAAGTTTCTGGCCGAGAGGATCATAGACACATCAATAGGATTACCCGGCAGCCAGTTGAATGACAAGAACCCATACTACGGTATAATCGATAAGATTATCCCGTGGGATTATCTCGCGTCTACAGCAGGGTTTTTTGTAGGCCAGAGAAACCATGAGAAGTTCTGTTTCTGTGATAGGCAAGGTCAGGAGACAGACTTCTATCGACACCAGCCGAATAAGGGTTACAGAGCGTCAGTTGATATGCGTTTTGGAGTCTGGATGAAGGACGGTGCGTGGAGAGCATGGGTAAGAGGCGGCGGAACATCAACAGCAGGTAGCGGATAAGAGGTATGAATGTCCGGCTTTGATACTGTATTTGGAAAGTGTCCTATTTGTGGCGGCGGTGGAGAAAATGACTCCAATCCGGGGTCTGCTTTCTCCACCGAAGACCACACAGGTGAAGGATATCAACTTGTAAAGTATCAAGGCAAATGGATATGTAGAAGGTGTAAGAAAAAGCTTATAGCGCGGCAGGAAGATAAAATCAATCTTGCCGGGCATAGAAGAGAACAAAAATTCAGGGATAAAGTAGGCGTAAAACGACACATGGAATAGGAGGGCAAAATGGCAAGAAAAAAAGTATCGGCAGTTCCGAAAGCAGAGGCTCCGATGGCTCCAAAGATACCCGATGCTCCGGAGGTAAAAGAGGCTCCAAAGGCTCCGATAGAACAACCTGTAAAGGCAAGTAATAAGACGAGCATGGTTAAGATCGATCCGAAGGATGTCATACAGTTGCAGAAAGACGGTAAGCTGATGAAGTACGATCCTAATACCGGAATAGGAGAAGTAAGGGAAACGGGCCTTCCTACTATATGGCCTAGTGTAGGATAAAGAAGGGCTCTAACAGGGCCTAAATATGGGAGGAATGCGATGAGGAAAATCTTTAATCTCCTAATTGCCATTGTCTTTTTGTGGAGTGTAGCTGTGTATGCGGCAGTTCCTATGACCGCAACTGGTACTCTTGGCAATGACCAATGGTACATTGAAAGTGACGGAGATATTATCCCGAATACAGATTCAGCCTTGGATATTGGAGAATCCGGGAATGAGGTGGATAATATCTGGGCTGATTCCCTGTGGCTGGGGGGAGTAGAAATAACTGGTGCCAGTGAGATCTCGTCTCCAATGGCAGACGAAACTGGTTATGTCAGGACAATGGATGGCGGCACGAAGGTAAGGTTGTATGATGCGGGTTATATTCAACTGGGTGATGGCACAACCGATAGCGACTATTATCTTAAACTTGATGGCGCTGATGATGACTGGGCAGTCGGTATAGACACCACTACCGATGATTACACCATATCGCTGGGCGGTGCATTTGCGACTGATAATAGGTTAGCAATTACTGATGATGCCAACAATACCATAATCACTATAGGTGACGGAGCAACATACGACCAGTATCTCGTCTTTGACGGAGTACAAGACTTTTACTTCGGCGTTGACGATACTGGCGGTGACGCCGGTGAAGACACGATGGTATGGGGTGCTGGTTCTACGGTAAATACCACACCAGGACTTGCTATTAGTAGCACAGGGTTGATATTCACAAAAATCGGCCTTGACTGTATGGGCGCAGCGGACATGGACTATGGTTCGGCTGATGTCACAGACCATACCTTTACCACCGACTCAACGGGTGATGCTGAGATAGTATTGCCTAATGACTCGATAGGTGATGCTGAGATAGACTGGTCTGGATTAACCACAAGCCACGGGCTGATAATCGGTGGTGCTACTCCTACCTTAACTGTAGGAGATGGAGGAGTTGAGGATAATTGGGTATTCTTCAATAACAGCGCTGCTACAGATGACTGGTCCGTTGGTGTAGATGATACTGGGGATGATTTTGAGATATGTAATGGTGCAAATTTAGACGCAACTTGCGCCATTTCAATCTCGGCATCGGAGGATGTGACACTTGACTCAGGTTCACTCTACATGGTAGATGATGAAAGCGTCTATTTTGGGACAGATAGTGACTGGTATGTAAACTACGATGAAAGTGTTGATAACCAGTTACTATTTTTAGGGATAGGCACTACCTGCGCGGCCACCACAGATCCTATGTTTGAAATTCTCGTTGACGCCACAACCGCAACGGGTTCAAACATGGTTGCTAATCAACAGGTCTTCGGTGTGGCAAAGGGTACCCAGGCTTCAAATACGGTGCTGCTTACTCTTGATGAGGATGGTGATACACTTATCGCTGCTTCACTTGCCATAAGTGGCGGAGACGATCTACTGACTGTTTCTACCGATGATGAACTTCGTTTCGCCTCAAATGACGAGGCCGCTGTTTTGTGTGCTTATGGATTTGACGATAAGGATGCAAAACTCTGCCTTGATGCTGACACAGGCGATGATACCACTGATACTTGGTGGCTTGTCTCCAACCAGTCTGGCAATGCTTTTACCATCCTGAACCATACCACAACCTATCTTACCATTGATGATGCCGACGGAGATATTACTACCGCCGGAGATGTTGAGATAATTGATGATATGGACTTGGTATTCGGTTCCAATAGTGATTGGTTAGTCCAGTATGATGAAGGTGTGGACGACCAGTTGATCTTTGTTGGAGTCGGGACTACGGCCGGTGCTCTTACTGATCCCATGTTTGAGGTTCTCACTGGTGCCTCCATGACTGCCAATCAGCAATGCTTTGGCGTTTCAAAGGGGACTCAGGCCTCTAATACCGCGTTATTTACGGTAGACGAGGACGGAGATGTAATAATCACAGGAAGTGCTCAGTTCCAGACAAGTATCTTTGCTACAGGCCACTTTGCCGGAACATCGGCCATGGCTTCGGCTACAACTGGTATTGGAAGTGGGAGTAGTATGGCTTACGGTATCTTTACCAAAGACCTGACTTCGATACAGGATTCTGGTACTTTGACTGCCGGTACAGTGGGTCAGATGATTACCATAATTGCGGGAAGTCGAGACGGATCAAGTTCTTGGACTTTAACCCCAGCAACAAAAACAGGTTTCACATCTTTAACATTTGACGCGGAATTTGAGACTGTCACGCTTTTGTGGTTAGATGCTACAAGAGGTTGGATCATAATTGGAAGTTCAGGAGCTACGATAGCCTAGTAATTGCACGATAGCTTAAATGGGATTAGGAGGGGGGCGATAAAACGTCCTCCTCCAGACCTAAAAGGAGATAAAGTGAAACGTGCAGTCGGATATTTTATAGCCACGGCTGTAGCTATTTTGGCACTCGCACCGCCAGAAAAGATACGACTATGGTGTACCGTAAATTCTACGGTCTGGCGTTGGTCGTCGTTAATGGCTGGATTCTTAGCTTTTATGTTTGTATTTACTAGGGCGAATATATGGATCAAGCTTATAGTGGTGTATGCCTATATTAACTGTTTCTTAAGCCGGGCCCCCTATCTATCCTTCACGATATACCTTTCCGTTATAGTCTGCGCCTACCTATATCTCTTGTGCTTCTCGATGGAGTGGGAACCTATATTCAATACCATCCAGTCCCTTTTTATGCTCTCATTCTTACTTATAATCATGCAGGCCCTCAAGAAAGATACGCTATTAAACTTCGGCAGGGATGAGGCCGTAGTTTTTGGAAGTATATTTAATTCGATGTTATTAGCTAGTTACATAACCTGCCTTACACCTTTTCTTCTTATACGAAACAAGCTTTATATCGTGCCAGTGCTGATTATTGCCGTTATGTCCCGGTCCAGCGGTATGGTGCTATCACTGGCGGCCGGGGTTATATTTTATTCCTTTTTCAAGATAAGAAATAAAATTGCCTATATAGCTGTTGTTATGGTCCTCATATTGGGAATGCTCACTTATGCCTACCACGATAAGCAATTTGATAAATTCTTTAAGGGACGTGCGGCAAGATGGCCGGTATGGGTAAAGACCGTTCAATTAGTGAACGAGAATCCTTATTCCGGCTGGGGCATCGGCACTTATAAAATCTTATTCCCTGTGCTCTCCGGCCAGATGATCGAAGAAAGCGGAGAGAAACATACTTGGATGCGTGCTCATAATGATTGGGTCCAATTCCCGTTTGAACTTGGATATGTGGGATTCGCTTTCGTATTAGGGTTAGTGGGGTATTTGATGTGGCTATTTAAGAGGGCCATAAAGACTGAACCTATTATCTTAAGTATGACAGGATTAGTAATTTATGGGAGTAATATGATGGTGCATTTTCCTGGCCGACTCACCCAAAGCGTTTTAATATTGCTATGCTTTTTAGCGTATTTTGAACAGTTACTTAAAAAGAGAGGTGCATAATGTTTGGTTCTAAGTATGGTTATGCCGAAGGCAAAGACTTTAAAATTACTCCCGAACAGATTGCGAAAAACATGGATAAAGCTGTCAAGGAGTATCAGTCAGTGATTATCGCCCTTAAAGGCCGTATAAAAGAACTTAAGGATAAGGCAGCGAATATCGAGGCTAAGGCAAAAGAGGATTACAGATTTACAGTAGCCCAGATTGATAAAGAACGTAATGATGTCAGAGTAATGTTGGGCGACGCTGGACGGGTAAAACAGGCCGCCAAAGATAAACTTGCTGAAATAGAAGCAATGTGGAATGAATCAAAGAGAAGTCAAACAGATTTTGAAGAACATAAGCAATCGGAGGGAGTGCTCATTGAAAAAGCCCATGAGAAAAATACCGCAGAAGCGGCGCGTTTGCAAGCCAGGGATAAGACCGCTGATGATAGAGATAAAAAGCTCGACGAAAGAGAGGCCTCAATCATACAGCGTGAGTATGACGCTACCAAACGCGAAGAAGCCGCGACTTATCGCAAGAGGGGATTAGATGAGCAGAAATCTAATAATACCTTAAAAGCTGCGGAACTCGATGGACTTAAAAAGAGTCTTAATAAACGTCAAGCTGAGATAGTAAAAGCGGAAGAAAAGAATCAGGCTGATACACTATCCAATGAGACCCGCACGGCGGAGTTGGATTCAAAAGAACAATCACTCAAGATAAGAGAAGAGAAGGTTAATGCTCAAAAAGAGACTAATAATATAAAGGCTCAGAAT